AAAGCACCTCGGCACGCCCATCATACTTCAACTCAGTGAGCTTACGTAGCAACCAGCTGAGCTTACCATAGAGCATCGGAATGTTCACGTCATTTGTACGGTACTCAGCAATCTGATTCAGCCCTGGAAAGTCAAAGACCTCAATTGACGAATAGTCTTTACCGCTTCCGGTTGCTGGGTCCATGGAGACCATGTAGATCTTGTCTCGACCACCAAGTGATTCTTCTGGAACCCAGAACTTGAATCCAACGGACTCCCATAGATGTGGGACTGCACGAATCTGATTTAGTCGAATTGAATTAATCAACAGTGCATCACTTGAGAGGAACTCACAGTTGTGCGACACCACTCCAGCGGTGTTAAACTCGTGATCTTCAATCTCAACAAGATCATATACCCACCCGTCATATGGGTTTATGAACACATCCTGTACGTACACCCCAGTGCTAAACACCTCGTCCTTTACGACGTCTTCAGCAAAAACAAATGTGCCATTGTCTGATTTAATACGGTGTGTTCTTGTGCAACGAAGTTCTTCACCGTTTGATAAGTAGAATTGTACAAGTTCATTACACCATTTTCGACGCATGTGTGTAAATGATTTACCATCTACCGTAATGCCAAGGGTGTTCTCAATTATTTCGATTCGTTCAACCATGATATGCATTCCTGTACTGTTTGTTCTGGGTTCTTTTTGAAATCTGATTCCCAAATGATCTTGACCGCATACCCCATTGATCTGATAAACTCTAGTCGTTTCGTATCACGTTTCCAGATTGTTTTTGCTGCCGCTGTTTTATGTCTGAACTTAACAATATTTTCTGCTTCGTATATTGCTGGATTTGCATGCCAGTAATCACCGTTGTATTCAATAACCTTTAATCCATAAACAAAGTCGACATAAAAAGTACCAATTCGCAGTTCACCGCCTTTATTATGAAATTTACCATTTCCAGTTATGTCATAAATGCGTTGGAAAAGGTGTTGACTTTGTTTAGACGCTTTACCTGCTGCTAGTGGATTTTCATGCCCATATCTCGTTAAATTTGTAGCACAGCGTTTTTCATAAACCTGCATATATCTAACTGGATCTGCAATTATCTCTAGCATCATATCAGAGCATTGTTTACTACGTCGTGCCCGTTCTTCTGGGCGATTTAATGTCCTCTTCTGTTTTTCTAAGATCTCCGGAACCTGCATAACGTATTCAACGCCATGCTTTTCTAACACACCCTCTTTAATTTTCTCGCCATGGTTCTTACGGTGTTCAGTGGATGCAGACTTCCAAGTACTTCGCATCTTATCCCACCCAGCATCGAACTTATTTCCTGTTCGTGCTTTTAAAATAGCTTCTCGCTTTAGTTTCGTTCGTTCATATCCAGTTAATCCATCCGCGCCAACTCGTAGATTTGCTTCATGTACAATCTTTGACACTTCCGCTTTCTTAACAGGATCATTACGCCATGCACCCGACTTAGCTCCATGTTCTTTAGGATCTTTCTGAACCCAGGTCTGCTGCCATTTAGATCCTACGCATTTTTGGATATGGCAGGTCTCAGCCCATTGCCAAGTTCCTTTATCAAAGAGATGTTTAGTTCCACAGTGCAGACACGTTAAAATTTTTCCGCCTTCATACCTAGAAACATACTCTTCTTCTGTAATGTTATTTGCCTTAAGGTGCAAATTAAACTTTCCAGTTGACTTACAATATTCTTTGTTGTCAATTAGACTAAGCACATACCGTGCTTTCTGATTGGGTTTGTTCAAGATGGGCATACAGATCCTCTACCGTTAATGTTCCGATAGATGTATTTAGCAATGTCATCGACCCGAGGCAATCCAACTCTTGCCTGGCCCTGATCGGACCAAGTTTACCGACCATCTCGTCATAGTACTTCTTGTCACGGTCTGGGTGCTGCCACCATAGGAACTGCAACGGCTTGAATGAGTTCTGACCAGAGTTCGCGCCACGCCAAAGGGTTGCAAACAGATCTGAGTCGCCGTTCGGTGTTGAGGTGATCACGAACTTACCACCAGTAGACAGTGCTGGCGTGAGCGAGCCCCACATCTCGTCTTGAATGCGCTTCGAGATGAACGCAATTTCGTCCAAAAAGATGATGGATGGTGATGAACCTCGACCAGTCTTTTCAGACGTGGCTTCGGAGATGATCACGGATTTGTTATCAAACTCGATGGAGGTTCGGTTGTAGAACGTGCAACCCGCCTTGAGCCATTCTGGAAGCTCCTCGTACGCGAACTTCACACGCGATTGGATCTCAACAGCGTGCGCCATCGCCTTCGATGCGATCACACATCGCTTGGCACGATTGAAGGTTGCGAACCAAAGGATGTACATCGCCGCGACGGTGGTCTTACCCATTTGGCGAGAACAAAGTAGGATCGTGTCCTTGTTCTCATGGATTGCCATCACCATCTCTTTTTGGAATGGGTACAGAATGAATGGAACCGTACCCAGCGTTGGGTGCTGGACCTTCACATACTTTTCCATGAAGTAAATGGGGTCCTTCTTACACCGACGGATCTCAATGATCTTCTCTCCGTCGTACTCGCTTGTCGCGTGTGCACGCTTTAGATTGGGGTTCTTTGCCATATTATGCTCCGATGAATTTGTTTATATGCTCGAGGGTCTTTTCGTGCATCAAGATCTCGAAGTGGTTTGCGTTGATCTCAACCTTTTTAGCCGGGGCAAATGCCTTCTGACTGGCCACTGACACAACGCTGTCATTAGGGTCCATAGAGGTTGGTAAGGACCCGCCTACGCTGATGATGGACAGCACGGGCGGGGCATCTTTGAGAGCCATAAGCTCCCGCATGGCTGGCGACGACGGGGTGATATCAGAGAGGATTGGAAAACCTGAGACAACCCACCGCGCAAACACCGCGGCTTTTGAACCACCGAGTGGCGATGAGATCGTGATTACACGTTCAGCCTGAACGCTTTTTCGCCCTGCAAGCAGTAAGGCGACAACCCCTCCAAGTGAATGGCCTACCAATGTAATTGGTTTGTCCTTTGGGAGCTGCTTTAAGACCTGGGCAACAATTTCCTCGAGCGATTTCCTCGAGTCATAGTCGATCTTCTTCACAGGTTCAGAGGCAATCAAAGATTCAAGATAGGTGAATGATCGGTGCGATGAATTGAAGCCGTGGATGTAGTATATTGTGGGGGTCATCCGGTATTTATCCGGCACGGCCAGCCCATTACTTACCGTGTGTTTTTGCCAGCGCGATGTTGATGTGCTGCACAACATCCAACAATAGGTTCATGGCTTCGTCGTCGCCAAGTTCGGCGACGCGACGACGAAGACGATTGCAAGCCATATACGCGGCCTCCATCTCATCATCCACCGAGGCGGTTGAGATCTCATCAAGTTTCTGAAAGGATTTCAGCAAAGAGGTTTCAGCGATGCCAACTGGCAGGAGCTTCGAGTTCTTTCCACCATACGTATCACTCTGCTGTGTCACCATCTTGAACAGCGCACGCATTGCGACCATAACTTGATCACCAGTGTTCGGCTCCCCCTTTGGCAGGTCATCAAGCTTCTTGAACTTTACGACGGGCTTTGCCCAATCAGACGGGGTGCTCATTTATCTTCCTCTAGCTGATGAAACATGTTGTCATCATCGCACCAACCGTGATCAATGAACACGAGCTTCTCAGCTGGGACGCTATGTGTCCCATATCCGCTGTGATTCTTGAGGTCACGCGTTGCCTGAGAGTATGTTTCAAATGGCCCCCAACCGCACTTATCATCCTTCTCAAATGCAATCCACCATCCAAGGCTCTCTTCAGCTTCATCAGGTCCCGCAAGCTCAATGGCTTCAGCGATCAGGTATTCTTTGAACGACAGCCCTTCGTTCATGCCCATCATCTTCTTCGTGATGCCCATAACGAGGGCCCAGTATCCCTTGACCTTCTTACGAGAGCCATACTCTTTCGAGACGATCTCCTTGGCCTTGTCCCAAAGGTGCTCGGCGCGGTCCATTGGAATGTGTCTAGCTTTTGCTAGATGTGCGAGTGCTGCTGACGGCATTACTTTACTCCTTGGGTTTGACCCTTGTTGGTTTTATATTTTGGCATCCTAACTGCCGGACGGGATGTATCGCCAGTTGATTGCTTAATGCCGAAGGAGATTCCAAGAACGCCAAGTTCCGCGGTTGCCGCCTTACCGGCCGGCACCGTGGTCTTTGACAGGAAATGAGTTCCCTGTAGCGGAATCAACTCGCCGATCTTCATTCGTTTCCTGGCATGATAGTGATGACGCCGGTCTTCGAGACTGGGGTGCCATACTTACCCTCTTTCCGACGCATGTTCACGCCACTGAAGGTATATGTGACCTTCAGCACGTCGTCTGATAGTGACTTCACATCGAAGTCCATCTCATCCCATGAGGTACCTGGTCCGTCTGGGCCAACACCAATGTAATCTTGAACCACACCAGTGAGGGCACCAAGATCAGTCTTGCCTGCGCCATGGAGCGGATGATTGATCCGGTCCGCGATGTCCTTCAGATCGTCAAAGTGCAGCTTCAAATCTTTCCAGTCACCTGAGGCAACGCGGATCTGAAATGCGTTCTTTGCGTCCTTGGCTTCGCTGAGTAGGAACTGCTTGAACGTTAGCTTACTCTCATTGAAGATCTTAAGCTCGGCGTTGCACTCCTTGCACTTGTGCTTCCAGAGGGTGATGTCATTTTCCCGGTCCTTCTCGGCCGTGAAGTCATTCATGCTGAGCTTCTTCTTGCAGCCAGGACAATGAATGCCCTTCCCGCCCTTTGCATGCATCTCAACATCAGACATATCGGCGGTGAATTTGCCGTCTTTGTGGTTCATCCACCCTTCAGTGATCTTCATGAAAGTTCTTCCTTTGTGTTCAACTCGACTTCATGCATGGTGAACGCACGGCCTTTATGTTTTTCAGCACGGCCAACTTTGTCCGCCTTAGACGTCATGGGCCCACCGGCATTTCGCTTTGCAGCGAGAACTGCCTGACCCCGTGTATCACGTGGCTTCAAGTTTGGAACCTTGACCTTGATTAGTTCTTTGATTTTCATAGAAGCTTATTCAGCGTAGATGTACAGCCAATTCTTCTCACCTGATTCATAGGAGAGCTTCACATTCTTGTGTCGTTGTTCAGCACCCTTGAGGATGCTGGCAATCTCTTTGGATGATGTGCGTGAGAGCTCTTGATAGTCATAGTCGCCCGACCCATCATCACCTTCCCAATGACCCCAATGCCGAACTTCAATGTTGTACCGCTTGCCCTCTTTTTCAGGGGTGGTGCGCCAATCTGCACCCTTGTTATCTTTGTGGTGCTTCATCTCAGAAGCAACATCAAGCAACGCGGTCTTCAACTCATCATCAGAGGCGTTACCACCTGCACGGCGTTCAGCTGGCTTTGGAGCAACCTTTGGTGCCTCTTGCTTTTCACGAGCCATGGTGCCACGACCATATGCAACATTACCACGACCTGGAATCATGTCAGAGCCAGTAACCTCCCAAACCCCCATGACTACGCCAGTCTTCTTGTCAATCAAGAGCCTATCACCGAGCTGTGTGCCGCGCCGATCACGGCGTTGTTCACCATGTGGTACACGCTCAAGTTCAAAGTCGCCAAACCGTTTCTTCAGCTCACGATAAAATTCCGACCACTCAGTATATGAGGCGCTCTCGAGCTGCGGCATCTTATACTCTTCCTTCTTCGGCTCAACCTTAGGCGCTTCAGCCTTCGGCTCTTCCTTCGGTGTTGGCTTGGTGTCAGCATGCTCAGGTGGAACTAGATTGAACGACCCGCGGCCGACCTTCTGCGTGCGCAGGTAAGGAGGAATCAGAACATCATTCTCTTTAGCAACTGCCACGATCTCAGGCCACTTCAGTGACTTCACCTTATCAGCGCCGTACTTCTTTTTTGCCATCGCGTAGAAGTCATCTGGCTTCGTGCGTTTCGCCATCTCAGCGAGCTGTGTCAGCCCTTCAGTCAACCCCTCATTGGCTTTGCCCTGCGCAATCAAGGCCTCCAGTTCTGAAATTTTTGCACGAACCTTCTTCACATATTGTGCAGACTCACCACCGCGCAAGGCATTTTGCAGGTCGTGTTTATAAGAAGCAAGACCTCGCGTCAATTCAGCCACAGATTGACCACCAGGGCTTTTCCAATCGCTGAGCCCTTCATTGCGTATATCAGGATCGATCCCGTGCTCAATGTCCCGCTTTGCCAACTTTCCTGGTGCTTTTTTCTTGTACACCGATACGAATAATGTTCCATAGTTTTGGAACGATGTTCGAAGGAGATCCCCACCCGTGTCAGTGGCGTTCTTCATTTCCTGCGCTTTTGGAAACTGATAGTTTGGTTTTGCCTTAACCGATGGATCAAGCGGCGCTAACGCTTTTGCAAGTGCAGCAGCGCTAATTTCATGCTTCTGCGATGGGTGCACCCACCATGATTTTAATTCGCCTGCAGTTGATTCTTTTGAATCAAGCTTGTACCCCAGCCCCTTGAGAACCTTAGTGAGGTCTTGTGCAAGACCCTCTTTTAGAACGGGAGCTTCTTCATTAAGATCCGTCCAATGCGCAACGAGGTGCTTATACGCCGCTTCAGCGAATTTATCAACCAATGCCTGCGCCTTCTTCGCGCCAGCCCCAGTTCCAGTGATGGTGAACTTCGCGAGAAACTTAATGGCCTTAAGCGCTTTTTCCTTTGCGCTCTTGATATCAGCCTTGCCAATAGCTTGCTTCACCTCTTTGGCCAACACGAATTCATCCGTGTCTTGATCGTATGCATTGTCAATTACATCATCGAGCTCGTCTTCAGAAACTCCGTGCTGCAAGCAGAATGAATAGAACGTTGGAAAATTCAGGAACTTGGCTTCGGCCAAGTTCTTTTTGTTCAGGTAGTACGTGTAGATCCAGCCTTCCATCTTCTCTTCATCCCACTGACCAGCAACGCCCTCAAAGTCCTTACCACGCGCTTGAGCGCGCTTAATCTTACCATCCCTGTGCATGGTGTGTTTTGGCGGTAGGGAAAGATCCCACTCCTCATAGCTGTCGAAGCCGACCCTTGAACCAAGTGATGCTTCCGTCACGACCGACTTGAAGAGCGACTCTTCAAGATCGGCATCACCAGCATCACCAGCAGCAGGTTGGTCGTCATCTTCCGCTTCCTCACCCTGTTCATCTGGGTGAAGCTCAGCGCTGACGAAGTTCTTGCCAAAGTGGTGCTTGATATCGTCGATCGAAAATGCCTTCACTTTCTTCTCAATCTCCGTGCCATCATCTTGCTTTACCACTGCAATGAACTTTCGCTTTTCAGATGCGCCTTCAGGTGTGTCATCCTGATCTTCTGGCGCAGCATCCTGATCTTCTGGTGCTTGTGTAAGATCTTCTTGATCCGCGAGCAGCTCAGTAATTGATTTGAGGAACTTCATTATTCAGCCTTGTAAACGGAACCAACATCGCCACCCCACTCGCCGATGGCTTTTCCATCAACATGAGCTTCATCAATATCAATGTCACCAGTGAAGGTCACTGGTTTACCAGCAGCGGCTTTCTTGATAGCAGCTTTCCAGGACTTGTATGAGCTGTACTCAGTATCGCCCAGGTAGTTCTTCATTTCGTAGAGGTCTTTTAGAATCATTATTCTTCCTTGCAGTGTCCTGTATTTAGGCGATCAGACTTCCTTGGTGTCCGCATCTACGGTGATCATCCGCATGATCTCATCCCGAGTTGCGACGATCGTGTTGTTTGTTACTCGCCCACCTTGAGGAATGAAGGTTCCAATCCGCTTACGATCACCCTTCACTCGGGCACGTTGAGTTGCGGCGTTCAATGCGATGTTCAGGTATGAAGCCGCGACCTCAGCGTTCCGAGCCGCGTACCGTGGTTCGATGATCTCGGTATATGCCATTTGGTTCTGGAAGGTCTCCATTGCCGCGGTGTACACGTTGTCGATCTTGACGTCGATCTCTTTATCCTCTTCGTCCTTCTCAGTGGCACCTGGCGCGGCAAGCGCTTGAAGCTCACCTTCAGTTACCTGATCGTACTCGATGATGTCAGATTGCTCTTCTTCCTGTTCAATATCGAACAGGGTGTCAAGTGGATTGTTTCGTGGTAGGATAGCCATTATGTTTTCTTCTTTGTATTGCCGTTCGCGAACATTGTCTTCTCCGTGACAACACGGAATGACATCCCCTGGGTCTCAGCGAAGTGCGCGGCGGCCTTCCACTTTGCTTGATTCAAGACCAACGCAAGCTTATCACGCTCTGAGGCCTTCGGTGTTAGGATTGTTTCCTTGTACGGCTTGATCTCAATGATCTCTTTCTTCAGATTGCCGAACTTGTCCTTATAGATCACCAGTGCATCAGGATAGTACTGGTGCACCCGATTATCAAAGGGTGATAGGTATGGTATCGAGAACTCTTCGGAGGCCCACTGGAGCACGGCGGGTGTTCGGTCAAGCCACTGGAACAGCTTGAGTTCCCATGAGGAACGGAAGATGATCTTATTCGGATCACCAAGGTACTTCGCCGTATTCTTTGGAATGAACCGACCCTTGAAGGTTGTACGTGCTTTTGTTGCCATCAATTATCTCTCGTATATGTTGCCACATCACGGCCAGCCGTTGACGCATCAACAACCACATCACGTGTTGGACGGGCAAAGCTTTGATTGATCGCGCTGCCAATTGTATTACCGAGCCCGCCAACCGTATTGCTAACTCCGGAGCCAACAAGCCCCGTGATTGTATCAGCTACCCCACCAAGCCCGGGCACCTTGCGAATCTGGCGGCCAAGATATTCATTCGTGATCTTCTGTGCCGCACGGCCAGCGACACTAGACAGAATATTCATGTACGGGTTGTTTCCACCCTGTGGATTCTTAGATCCACCAGAACCCTGTGGAGCCGCTTCACCTGGCGCGGTGCCAACGGGTGGCATGCTCTTTGAGGCATCAAGTGGCTGCAGAACACGCATATCAGACATCACCATGAAATCATAATCGAACTGCATTGAGAACACGTTCACGTCATTCGTCTCATGTGAAACATCATCCAAGTCAAAGGATTCGACTCGTGGGTTCACAAATAAGAAGGAGACCTCCTTAGCGTTCGTGCTCAGATCTTCACGAGAAGTGCCAGGTTGCATGAACATCTGGGTGACCTTGATCGCCTTGATTGCATTACCAATGTCGGTATCAAGCACCGCACGGTGTGAGAAGTCATTCGTACCAGATGCGTCACGTGAGAACGCCATACCGGAACCCGTTGAATACTGTGCCCATTGTGCCGCAATGTCGAACCCTTTATCCTGATTACCGATCGAGCGTCGTGTGATTGGCGAATGCACGAACATCATGAACCGAAAGAACTCGTGCACGTTGTTTCCAACGTCATCCATGAACGTCATGGTAAGTGCCCGGTGTTTGATCTGTCGTAGAACCTTCGTACGGAAGTTGTACTGATTCACCTCTTCATACTCGAAGTCAACCTTTGGTCGGTCAACTGACTTAATCATGAACGTGAAGTTCCGCAACCACGCAGCGCCTTGAGCGCCGAACATTGAAAGAACCTCGTCCTTGAATAGGAACTCGACGCGGAACAGAAACTTCAGCTTCGGCCGGAACTGTGAGTTCGCTAGGCTGTGCGCGTACGAGGTTGCGTACCAGGTACCATCTTGACCAGTACGGTTCACCGCCGTTTCAGGCTTACCAAATGCGCCTTTCAGCGCGTCATTGATAGGCCCGGTCGCGAACTGCTCCACCGCAGTTCCAAAGAGCTGAGTGGCGGTACGCTCGGCGTTGATACCCGAGGACTTAAGTAATGATGAGATGTCTGGCATAAGGGAACCTATGTTGGTTCCCTATTTAGACGTCACAGTGTACACTCCACGTGCTCTGACGGAGACTGCTACCGGCAGTTATTGATCAACCCGACTAAGCGTAGCGGACGAGGTCACGCCAGTTTGGCACCCCAGATCGAACAATGTCAAGCCCCTTGGTGAACTCACGCATTGTGACCGCCGTGATCTCTTTCTTCTTGTGCATCACCAACAAGTGATCCAGCAGTTCTTCTTTCTGCGGAAGTGGAACATCATCACCACCAAGCGTTGGCAGGATCTTGCGCATACGCTCAAGGATCTGTTCAGGTGTTAGATCCATATTGATCTTTGCTGAGCGTGAAAGAATTGCGGAATCGAACTCATCCTTCTTCAGGTTTGAGATGAAGATCACCCGACCAGTAAAGTCGAATGTTGACGGGTACTTCAACTTATCTGGATTGAAGGTGCCTGCTGAGGTTGCGGTGCCACGCTTCTTTTTCTTACCCTTTGAATCTTCGTCCTGATCTTCATCCTCATCTTCAGGTGGCATCTCATCGTCAAGTGGTTCACCGCTGATCTGTCTGTCGATCTGCTTGAACAACTTGTCCCGAGCCTCATCTGACATCCTCGACACGTTGATTGTTTGTGAAGACACCCATGAAATTTCACGCACTGGTGAGGTGTCAAGTGCCGCCTTCAAGATGTTCGTAGCGTCTTCATTGCGCCACATGCTGTCCAAGTCATCAAAGATCACCAGCCCACCTTCGCGGAACATGAACAGTGTCTTATAGATCTCAATTGGTGATGCCTTACCTGAAAGCTTCACGTAATCTTTGCCCTTTACGAAGCCCATGTCATTCACGGTCTTCATAATCGTAAATGTCTTGCCGGTGCCTGGGCCACCATAGATCAACAGGGACCGGAGGGTGCCCTTGCAAGCCATCTGCACGAGCTGCGACATATGCCCATACAGCGTGTCTGGATCTTGCATCTCAGCTTGTGTAGCTGGACCGTCTAATGATGATTGAAGCTGTTGATAGAGCTTCTGAGCGGCAACTGAATCACCCGATGGAATGAAACGCTTGGTGTCTGGATCTTGAGCGGTGACCTTGATGTACAGGATCGGCTCCTTCTTCTTTGGCGCTTCAGCTTTTGCTTCCCCTTCAGCCGGGGGTGCAGCGCTCTTGACAACTTCCGGATCACCACCGGCGCCTGGCTTGGAGTTCCACTTTCCACGACCAGTCTTCTGTGATCTAATGTACGCTGGAATCAGCACCTCATTTTTATCGGCGACCGTTTTGATCTGCGCCCACGTGACATCTTCAGCGCCTTGAGCGCCGTATTCGTCGACCATCATTGAATAGAACGAATCATCAGGCACACGCTTTGCCATCTCGTCGATCTGCTCGAGATCCTCCTTGATGCTGATCTCAGTAGCCTTTGGGGCCCTGATAATGTCAGCGATCTTACGCATCGCCGCGATGATCGTTGACACGTCGAGATCAGCGAGCTGAATCACGAAGTCAGGGCCTTTATTCGGGTGATACTCTTTCCACACGTCGATGCCAAGCACCTGACCTGCGCGTGACCGTAACCGGAAGGCGCGGTTGTCGAAGAAGTACAGGTGACCAATTGTGCCGCCACCAAACCGCTCAATGCCATCAAGCCCACCGCAGCGATAGATCCTGGTGCCGAGAAGCTTTGGAACGCGCTTCTCGATCACGTTCAGGAGACGATCAAAGTTATCCTCAGAGAACTTTGCTTCGTTGATAAAAGAGGAAAATGACAACATGCGGTACTCGCTTATGAATGTGCTATATTTAGATACGATTGAAGGACCCGTAGGTCCTTCAGTGATGTAAGCAGCCGGGGCTGTTAATCATCAGCAGCCGCCAAGAGCTTCTCATACGCAGCGATTGCGCCTGGTGCTGGATGACCTGACTCAATCTTGTACTCAGTTACCCAGTTCTCAAAGTCATCCGCAAATGCTTCAGTGCCGTTATAGCGGTTCCGTACATCATTGATCACGATCGCTCTGGTTCCCAGATCATAGTACGAGTGCTTCCCGCGCTTGGTGACCAGTACATAGCCCTCAAAACCACCGAACTCTTCGTCAAGCCCGACGTAATACAAGATCTCACCATCACCGCGCGTGAGCACATCACACTGGTTGTGTGTTGCTTTGCCGGCTGCGGTGCCATCATTGCGAAGAGGAATATCACCATCGAAGCTTGTAACCTGCTTGATGACCTTAAGATTGTCATCAGTCTTGTCTTCAAGAAGCGCCTCTGAAACAGGTTCTGGGAGCACGTTCTGCTTTTTGAGACCCTTGACCGAGGTCTGAAGGTTCTTTAAGAACTCGGTGATCTTATCCATCGTGCTCTTTGCCGCGTTCCAGGCTTTCTCAAGGGATTTGTTCCACTTACCAGCATCCTTCATCTTATCGACACGATAGCTCATGACGGTGTTCTCTGATTTTGGATCAGCGGCATCGGCTGCGCTCTTAACTGCAGTGTACTGCTCCTTCAGGGTATCAACCAACTGCTTGAGCGTAGACTCTGGGTCATTGATCTTGACGGTCTTCAGCCAATAGGTCAACAGCCCATGAGCATCATGCTCTGCTGAAACACCAATCACCGTTCCCAAGTCAGCAACGAGCTTGTCAACACGAAATTTAGTGCGATCAACCCTAGGCAGGTACTTACTCAGGATTGATTTGATGAAGGTCTCCAGATAGGTTTCCAGCGCCTTTGCAACCTCTTCTTTAGGGGTGTACCTGTTCACGCCGCTGATGCCCTTAGGGATGTCGCCATCATTGTAGTACCGGTAGTATGCACGAAAGACCGTATCCTTCTTTGCTTTTTCCGTCTTGGTCAGGATGTCCTTATCGTACATCCATGCCAGCAAGGCATCAATCTTCTTGAGCTTACCATCCCATGCTCGTTGCGGGGTTGAGGCTTCAGTCAGCAGTTCATTTAGCAGCATAATTTTTCCATTATAACATGTTTCCTATTTAGCCCATCTACCTATGACCGGGTTCTTCTGTGATGGGTCACTGAGCTGGCAACGTGCACCACAATATATCGCATATGGTTGGTTGAAGCGAAAGAAGGTCACTGGTGCGGAACAGATCTTGCAGACTGGGCGGGCCTCTATCTGGTGCACGTATCGATTGATAAGCTCTAGATCAGACGCTTCCGGAAAGTTTGGGTGCCGAATCGCTTCATGAATGAAATTCCACTTCTTTGCGACGTGTGCTTCACGCGTTGAGGCTGGGATAGCCCGTGGTTTCAGATTGCGTGTTGCATTCTTGTTCAAAGAGCCGTTCGGGAGCACGAGCTCCTTGAGGATCTCTTCATGAGTCATTGTGTAGAGAGTGGACTGGAGGGCTTCATGACGGATTGCACGTTCTCTTGCAAAACGTCTGGTGTTAGCAGCCGAAATTTTAGCACGGGCGTCTTCTTTGACTGGTGGTAGATCAACTGCCCCAAGTCCGCCGGCCCCACAGTTCAGGCACTCTGGATCTTTCCGCATTTCCTCAGTGATTAGCTCTTTCTCACGAGCCGATGCGGCTTCACGTGTTGGGAGGTCCTCTAGGATCTCTCGATTATGCTGATCTGCCCCGTGCTTTTTGACTGATCGCAGGAGGCGAAGACCACTCCCAAGATAGGAATCATTCAAATCATCAGTTGAGTGCATCCCAATGTAGTACCGACCTGTCACTAGACAGGTCGTCTTGTAGATGATGTGATGTTTACGTCTTGATGCTCGAATGTACATACTAAAAAGGCCCGTTGTTACGAGCCTATTTAGCGCTATTGGCAATTCGGGATCATCATGCCACGTTTCCACCTAACGCCGTTCCATAACCCTCACCAGAATCGGTAGAGCGGGCATGGTCAAAGCGAAGTGTCAGCGCAATGGTTGCGGCTTCAGATGCTGAGTAATCCAGATCGCCAAAGTCAGCTGCTTGCAGCATCACACCTTCAAGGATCCAAGTCTCGACAACACCTTCATCACCATCCAACTGCTCAAGCTTCACACCAAACTTATAGTCTGAACCAGTGGCAGCGGTGTTCAACCAACGACCATCGAGATCAACGCCAACAAGACGTTGCTGCGTTTCAAGTTGACCCTTGACAACCTTTGAAGCGAGGCCAGTCAGGTCATCTTCAACCGTCAGGCTCATGGCTGACCATGTGTGCTTGCCAGCGATGTATGCAACTGAGTTGTAGCGGTGCAGCTCAACTTCCGTGAATTCTAATTGGGGGCGAGTCACGGTGACCGCCTGCATTGTCAAGTTCCGGCTGTTGGTACCTGGAACGAGGCGTGCCATGTCCAGAAACGTAATACGCCATTTGTTCTTCAGTTTTGGGTGAAGGATACCAGAGCCTGCGCCTGGGATTCCTAGGTTCGCCAAAGTGGCCATAGCTTTCTCCTTTGTTTGAATTGATGTATTATTTAGGGCCGGTGGCTAAATGAGACCGGAATTGTGAGACATGACACGCTCTTGGTCACTTACGCATGTTCCAAAGTCGCTCATGAACGTAGTACAAGATCGCGCTACAGCCCATCTGTATCACCGCGATTGACCCAGCCATGGTAAAATCACCGGTTAACAAGAAGGAGATTAGAAAGGTAGCACTGGAGCCTGTAAGTCTCCATGTGATTGTCTTAATGATACTACGGGAAATTGAATCGGCCATATTTTCAGAAGATAAAAAGGCCCCAATTGGGGCCTTTGCACCAGCACGTATCAGGTGCTGGCGTTGTGCTTAGAGGTTAGCGCCTGTGCTAACAACACGGATTGGAATGTAGATGAATTCCGCTGCCTTGACTGGCTTGATAGCGATATCCAAATACAACTCTGAACGGTCAATCCGGTCTGGAGTGTTGTTCGACGGGTCGCACAACGTTGCGAAGTCATACAGCCCACGCTTTGTAAGAACATCGCTAAGGATGCTGTCAGCAGCCGACTTCAGGTTATCACGCGTGATCTGATCGTTTGGTTCGAACACGAATGGAACCGCACCCTTACGCAGCACACGGCGGAGGTAGGCAACGAGGCGGACCACGTTGATACGATCGAGTGCAGAGGCGACTGGAGCCGAGGTCTTCTGACCCCAGATCAAGATACCGCGTCCTGGGAAGAACACGATTGGATTGATGTTCTTGTCGTACTCATACAGGTTGTCGCGTTGACCGTCATTCAGATTTGCTTCGACAAAGGTCGTTGCTCCACCGAGTGTGCCAGTGACATAACCGACGCGTGAGACGCCAGTGACCACACCACGGTTTGCACCGGCTGGGGCCATCCAGACATACCCTTGCTGATCACTGTACGCGATCGTGCGGAGAGCGGCGCCGGATGGAGCACCAAGAACATCAACACCATCGGCGTTTGACATCAGGGTCCATGGGTAGTAGTACGCAACCAAGTTGTTCGAGACACGGGCTGAGGTAAGACCCCATGTGGCAACTTGCTCTGGTGTCTTGTCAACTGGGGTGTCAGCAATAACGATTGCTTCTTCCTTAACATCAACACAAAGCGCAGCAAGTTCATCCACAACTTCATGGTAGCCTGGGCAAGCAACGAGATTAAACTCATACAGTGGTGAGCGAACATCGGTGTTTGAGTTGATTGCCGCTTGAAGCGCAGTAACAATAGCTACACGACGCGCTGCATCATTCGCGCCAAGTGGATCAACCACCGTGACGGAAGTTGCAACGATCGTGAACTCATCACCTGCTTGGAATGGGGTAACCCCAGCAATTGCGGTGAAGTTCAAGCGGTTGTTATCGTATGGTGAACCAACAACACCGGTTGCCTGAACGCCAGAGACCGTGCCAGCGACCGAGAATGCGGAAGGTGAAGTGAATGTAATTGTCCAGATTTCTGGAACAGCGAGATCGTCTGCAACGAGCGCAACAAGTTCGCCATCACCAACATTACCCATGCCTGGGGCACCAACGTACCCAACGCTGAAGGTGAACATGTCGCCGGATTCAAAGCTTGTTGGCCCAGAATCAATCTTGAAGTTCACGCGAGTTGAGGTGAACGGCACATCAACATTTCCAGCACCGGTGTAGCCCGAGATCGAACCACGAACCGAGAATGCAGTTGGTGATGTGAACGTGACGGTGAACACCTGTGGTTTAACGGCGGTAGATGCAGCCGTGACTGAACCCATTGTGCCATCACCCATACCGCTGAACTGCATTGACCCACTGATCAGCGCAGGAATACCAAGGCTGATGAAAGTTTCTGGTTGTTCATCGTCGAGGTCGATGTCAGCACGGACCACATACGCGCGATTACCAGTTCCGAGGAACTGATTCAATGCGAGCAGACCATATTCGTTCCGGGCATCACCATGGAACTGGTTGCCAGACACATCCTTGCGGAAGTTTGGAACACCGTACAGTTGGTATGACTGCGTGATGCTCGTGACCGTGCGTACGACACCTGATTCCAGGGTGCCAGCGGCAGGGGTCACGCCATTGAGCTGGGTCTTACCAGCACGAGTTGCGATGAAGAACACAGGCAGGGTTGGGGCCACCACCGGAAAGAAAAAGCTCTCGTTGGTGACCGAAACTGATACACCAGGGGAAACGAGGGTTGCCATATTTGCTACTCCTACTGTTGGGTCAAAAGACCTTTTGTTTTTTATTCTTGGTATTTAGGACCTGGCTGGATCTGGCGCCCAGATCAGGCGGGTTTTGCCTGCAGCTTGAACTTCTTTAGCACCTCAGCAATAGCAAGGGCTCGTGTTGGTTCTTTATCTGCAAGCACCTGACTTGGCGTAACACCAGCCTGCTTGAACATTGCTCTGAACTCCTTCATATTTGATAGCGTGGGTTGCAGATCGTCAATATGTCTGTTCAGGGTTAGCAGCACGACGCGAACCGCGCGAAGCTTATATTCAGGATCATCGCCAGCCAGTGCATCTTGCAGCATGTCCCACGCCATCTTGCCATCAGTTTTAAAGAGCATCTGTTGGAACGTCAGGTCCTTATGTGATTCACGCGTCTCAGCTTCACCAGTCTTGTCAATAAGCTTCATGACCTTCTTTAGGTATTCTTTACGGTACAAGTCTGGCTTCGCAGCGATCTCAACTGCAGTAAGCCATCGACCAGTTACCTCACGGATATCATGCAGCCGTTTGTGATAGTCGGCCCCACCTGCGGCACGGAACTCAAGGTACTTTGGAAGGTGCAGTAGGTTCACCGAGAAGTACTTCCCAGTTTCTTTCAGCCCTTCGCGCCCAAGAGCTATCAACTCATCAACTGCCTTTGGGATCTTACCAGTTGTGGAGATGCTGTCAACGACTCGACGAAGCTGCGAGTTTGTGAATGTGTTCGTAGTACGATCAAATTTCTTCAAGATGTGCTCATCACCCATGAACAACACGAGCTTCAGGGGGTCAAAGGCCTCAAGATTCTCCAGTGAGATATTCACATGCACCCCGGTGCTTTCATTCGTTTCAATATCATACTTGTTCAGAATATCGAATACGATAGCGAGTTGTTCCAGTGCCTTCGATGGTGGTTGCGGTGGTGATACAATCTCCACGCCATATCCATCCTGGTCCTCCTCATCTGACCGACCTTCACTGTCCTTGATCGACGTATCGTGTGTCAAATTCCATGATGCATATCCGGTGCCGTTCACAACGACCTTCTCCTTCAATGCACGTGACAGATAGACAGCGAGTTGATCTGCGGTGTTCTTGAAGCCACTCTCATACCCTTGTTCTTGCGGCTTCTCGGCACGCACTTGATCATCATCGGCCCAGCCATGTGATGGCTCAAGATCATATGCTGTTAGAAAGTTGCCTAGTCCTTTGAACGTGGCCAACCACTCGTGAAAACTGAACTTGTTCTCAGTTTTACGAAGTGCTCGTTTTCGAGCGTCGCGCTCAGCTGAACGTGACTCTTCATCAGTTACGAAGTCGAGCCAATTTTCGTCAACCCAATCTTTTTCCTTGTTTGTCTGCCACTCAGTAAAGTCCCCAATGACCGCGCTCTCTTGCTGTTTAGTCACGTTGAAGTACGTTTGGATCTCACTCCATGTACCAATGTCCTTCAGCGCGACCCGCTTTCCAGGAGATTCGTCTGGACCAGCATGGAAGAACGTGCCTTCCGGAACGAAGACCTCAATCTCAAAGCCGATCTTTGCATCATCTTCCAGGCGCTTGAAGGTCGAGGCATACGTGCCAGGTGTCATCTTCTTTTCGAACAGGAACTCTTTAAACGTGATCATAGTGGAAATGGCTCTGGTGGAACTGGGCCTTCAGGTGGACGATGATACTGCGAGAACTCAACCCACTCCACACCGTTCCAGCGTAGTGCTTTACCAAGAGCGGCACGCCACCAGGTCTCTTCGAGCTGCGGGGTTTGCGGAATGGTGTCTCCTGTGTATGTACAGTCGAGCATAGTTAGGGTTGGCTGTGGGCGACTGTCGAACTCGATCTTCGTGATTGGATCGCCGAACGGTTGGATATTTCCGTCTTCACCGACCTCGACCACGCTGTCCAAAGCGCCTGTACCAATTTGAATGATAATCTTACGAACCAGATCATCCCTGATACCCATTGGAATGCTGATGAAAATTGGCATCTCAAACAGGAGCGTCCATTGGATGATGCGTTTATCGGTGGCCGATGGATAGTTCTCTTCATTTGAGATGTCGGTGAGCTCGACCTTCGTGATCTTCGTCCAGTCAAATGGTGCATCTGACTTCTGAATCTGTAGATCGGGGTTGAACAACACCAGGATCTGTTCAAGGATCTGATGCATCTGTTGGGTATTTGACGTGTAGATCGAGAGCTCCATGGTTGCGTTGTACGGAACCGGCATTGCGCGCTTCACGACCGTCAGGTCCTCTGGGAACACTCCACCTGCCTTCATTGTGACGCGCTGATCAACGTATGCCTGAACCTTGCGACGTTCATTGGCGACTGCTAACGCCTGCAGATGAACTGACATTGTTGGAAGACTGAACATCCGGTTCTGGGTATTTCCTGCGAGGAGGGCAGCGACAACACGATCCTTGGCGCCAACTACACAGGGCACGCTCATGAACTGCGCCTCATTGCATTCGCCATATCCGGTCTGAACCTGCAGCCCATTGAAGATCGCGATGAATTGAACAATGTATGCACGGAGCTGCGCATCGTAGAAGTATGTGTGGATCATAGATTATTCTTTTGGTAGATCAAAATCTTCGAGCGTGATTGCATCCGCCTCTTTGCGAGAATACACATGGACCGCGTCACCGACTTGATAATCATTCTTATCCTTGCAGAGGATGGTCCAAGACCGAATGGAGCGATCGTAGAACTTGTCGAGCGTATATTTTGGGGCTTCTTCAGCCAAAAACTGTTTGAACGTAATCATACTTCTCCGCTGTGCATGATTGATACAACGTCATCAGCACTCGTGATGAATTCGCATGGCAGCTTTTTTATTCCTGCCTTCTTCGCCGCCAGATAGCGATGATTACCATCGAGCAAGATGAACTTTTTCTTTGTGCTCAACAGCTCATCAGAGATGGTGCCCTTGTACGATGCCATCTGCGGTTCGGTATCGTGCATCGTTCGAATGCGTTGCAGCTCTTTACGAAGCTTCGGTGTAAGCGCCGCAACGAGCACTGGCTCGATGTCCTCGCCACCCTTCATCTCAGCTGCCAGACTATTGATGTGCCGCTGATCCGCCTGCACGTTGTCTTGGTAGATGAATAAATCATCGATGCCTACCATATCAGCGACATCCTCAAAAAGTTCGCGTATCTTCATGTTATCTTCTTCGTGGTCATTGACATTGTCTGTGTGCGTTCAAAGATCTCACGCTGCGATGGCTTGTGCGAGTTCCGATCACCACGTCTATCTGTCTCAACCCAGATCCATTGGTTCTTGATTGCGCTGAACATGTACAGCCGTGAAGCGATCTTGAGCTTTGGATCGTAGTTCAACCGATAGAACTGACGATCAGTTGCTGATCCAACATCAGGAAGCTTGAACCCCTCGGTGTATGCTTGACCATCAGGTGGTAGCGCATCGGCGACGTATGGCCCAGTGCCGTCGTATGAACCAGGTTCACGGTAGATGTTCGTGCCAGATGCAATCTCACGGCTCTGTTCGCCCTTTTCTGGCACCGCTGCCACTGCCTCAGCTTGTGTGGCCTCAGTACTGGTGAGCAGCCCAGTCTGAATCTGCTGCACCCCGCTGAAGAACTCGCTGTCGTCAACGGAGTACTTCTGGGTATCGACCGTGCCAAGTAGATCCCGGTGTTCCTGCGATGGAATGAGCTGTGACGCTTGGAAGCGATACAAGATTGGGCGCCATTGTGTAGTGTACCCGTCGGCGGCCCACGAGACGTCAGTGACCTCAAGGAACTTTCGCACAGGGTGAAGATTGTGATCGTACTGCATTTCACTTGGCACTTCAAGCACATCACCGATCACAACTGGTCGACCAAGGACCTTCACCATTAGGGCGTACACCGTCGTGAAGGTGTACACATCTGCGACTTGGAAGCCAAACTTGCTCAGATCACTGATCGCATCAAATGGTTGATACGAGACCTTTACAACCTGGCTCGCAGCCGCATAATCACGATCGCGGTTCTCAAGGAACAGCGTATCTTGAACGTCATCGAGTGTTGTAGCTTGGTAGTCGAAGAGCTCAAGCTTCTCTACCTCCCACGGTTCATTTGTTGTGGCACCTGAGAATGAGGTTGGAACGAGCCGCCAGTACCGACTTGGGGATGATTGCTTGATCCGAATCATGGCCGCCGCTGGGGTATCTGGCAGGTTCACCACGTCTACACGGTACCAGTCCAGGATGATTGGCAGTGAGAATGTATCACCATTGACAAATGGGGTCGTACCGGCCGCAACTGTGAATGATCCTTGTGGAGCATTGAACCGTACGCCGACCGTGCAAACGCCGACCACCGCCGTGGTGCTACCGGTGAAAAACGCCGTGAACGTTGTAGAACTATCTGCCACAAGCATCAGGGTGCCTGGCGACGCATCGGTACCAGGGGTGAACCCCGTTACAGTTCCGTTCCCAGTGCCGGTGTACAGAACATTTCCAAGCTTGTACCCGCCATTGGATCGATCAACTCGCACCTGAAGGGCGCGACGCCCAGTGGTTGGTTGCGAGATACGAAGTGACGTGATGTGCTCAGCGGCTGGGGCGCCGGGGGCGTTCATTGGCTGACCATAGCTCGTGCGCACGATGCCAAAGTCGTACCCAATCCAGGCAGGGGTAGTGAGCACCGCTAGTCCTGCTTGTGGCGAGATCCAAGATCCAGCGAGCCCATCAAAGACGATACCTGAGCCGTTCAGCGCATTCCCATTTCCAACTACGTCAACAAGCTTCCCTTGTTCATGCACCCCAAGAAGTTTGAACACGTTAACTGGAGCACCGCTCATCATCAGGTTCTCAGCGGCGAGCTGTTCCTGATAGGCGTCATCGCCCGTGTTGGTGAGATCATTGTCGCCGACACAAAGCTCAGGGGCAATGTACTTCAACGCCACCGTGCTGTTGTTTATGCCGTTTACGAGCAAATCTTTGTTCGCGCTGTTGTTCAGCGAGCCAGCGCCATCGGGGCATTCAGTGATTGGTAAAGTTGCCATGTTTAGATCCGAAATGAGATCTATTTAGGAACAGGCAGCATGATACCTCTTCAGGGCGCCTACAGTCGTTTCTTTACCACAATGCTGGCAAACTGCACGGATCTTTGGTTTTCTCAGAGCTTCACAATGTTCAGCCGAAAGTGACTTCCCTTTCGTCGCTGCCGACTGCCGTGCCTTCTGTTCTTCAGACATTGGAGTACCCTTTGGGCGACCACCAAGATTGCTACCTCGTTCGACGCGGGTCCTTGCTGCTGCCTGACCACGCTCTTTGAGAACTTCATGGTCTACTGAGGTGTAGTACCCTTGCTGCCCTTGAGCAAGATTTGCAAGTTGCGCTGGAGTTCGTTTCTTGCCGGTGTTCTTGGCAACACGCTTAGCGATTGAAGCTGAAGATTGGGGTGGAGGTGTATACCCCTCTTCGCGGCGGGTGGTCCACAGCGCTTTGCTTTTTTCGGAAAGCTTTGCTGATGTAGATTCTTTCGTGACTAGGGGACGATCCACCTTTCCTTGCCCACCAGTTGCGAGATTCATGCAAAGCTCGTCTTCCATGAGTTTCTTAGTGATGAGCTCTTCCTCACGCAATCCCAGAGATTCACGATCTGGTAGGAACTCCAGAACATCGGTCTTGTGTTGATCTCTGCCGTGCTTCTTCACTGACCGCCGGAGCTGTTGACCAGATCCCATGTATCCGTCATTGAGGTCATCGGTGGAGTGCATCCCAATGTACCACTTGCCCGTGACGAGACATGTGGTCTTGTAGATTATGTGGTAAGTTCTGCGTGACGCTCTAATAGGTGATGATTGCATGCTAACTCCTTGTTTAGAGTATTTAGCATGCTCGGCAGTTTTGAATCAACCCGGTCACGCCAGCAGGAAAGAAACATTCCCGTGTTCTGCGTTATGGTACTCATAATCAAGTAGCCCTTGCTTAAGCTCTGTAAAGTCTTGACGTGCTTCAGCCAACAAGGTCTCACCGTTCAAGGTGATCGTGCCAGCAGGCCCAGGTGAACCACTTGAGTACTTTGAGCGAATCAACCCTAGAACTTCCTTGCACTCCGCGAGTGCCCAGTTCTGGATGAACTGCTTGCACCAACGATCTAGCAACAGCTCCTGCTCTGAGCGCTCAAGCTCAACCTCAAGCACGACCCGTTCATTGTTCCGCACCATACGCTTCAGCGTGAGCTCTCGGCGAGCTTCATTCCAGACGAACGGCATATCGCCCGCAAAGATCTTCGTGAACTCTTCTGACCATGAGTGCACTAGGTGCGTGCTCAGTAGGTCCATGCCCGCGCCAGCATAGTTGTAGAACTGCTGTGCGAACGCTTGCCCCCATGTGTTGTCAGGGCCAGAACCAGTGACGCCGAACAGATTCAACCGCCAGACCTTCTGAACCTGCACGATCGCATCGGTGCGGTCAACTGGTGAGTTCAAGAAGTACACGGTCTGGTCCTTGATCAGCGAGAACGTGAAGAACCGTTGCTCATACCCACCGATTGACAGCTGACGATAGGTGTCGAGTGCGTTGTCGATCGCGATATTGAAGTGCTCTTCAGTGAGCTCAACGCACTGTGTTGGATACCCAAGCTGCGACTTCAAGATGTTGATCAACCGAACACGCTCATCATATGAGCCGTCATTACCAATCCCAATTTTATCAGAGATCGCGGTGCCAGCCTGTGCGGTGTTCGCGTGTTCCCAGGTGCTGCCGTTCCAAACATTCAACTGCCGCTGGTTCGTGTTGTAGAACAAAAGCCCTACATACGGCGCAATTGGGTCTACTCCCTCGACGCTAAAAGTTCCAACGAAGCCGGGCGTGATCCCGTAGACTGCTGATGTGAACAGTGTGCTTGATGGTGTTGGGATCTGCCAGATCGTGCCGTCCCAGTACTGAACACGCGAGGTTGTGTAGTTGTACACAATGTCACCGACAGCTGGTGCATTTGGAATCAGGGTACTTACCGAGAACCCACCCATTGGAACCCAGCCAGCGCCTTGTCTGACTTGCATGTTCGCTGAACTAGCTGAAACCCACTCATTCCCATCGAACGTACGGAGCACGTTCCGCACCATCAACGTCTGTCCAAGTGCACCTGGGTTCTGTTCCCCGCTCAGGATGATGTCAGATCGGGTTGGAATCCAAACAGCTCGGGTTGAGTCCCAGTACTGGACAAGATTCAACTGCTGATCGTAGTACACCATTCCAGGTGTTGGTGATGTTGGCGCTGTAGGAAGAGATGGAAGCGACCCAGCATATGCGGAGCTGTCCTTCTCAATACGTGATGATTCAAGCGGATATGACTGAATGCCAATTGGATAGTACTGGAGTACGTTTGTGGCCGCATGGATTGATGCGTAGTAAATTGTATTTGGGTCAGTGCCAGTGATTGTGACCGTAAATTCGTTCGATAGCCCATCAGCTGAGACCGTACCAGCTGGCCATGGAAGACTTAGGATCTTGCTCCAGAACCCAACCACCTGTAGACCATTAATGGTTGGCGCCAGCGGATCACCATACAAGGTGCTTGCGGGTGCGTACTGCACGCCGTCAGAAGGATACCCATTAGGGGTCTGCGCCTTAGTACCAAGCAGCAGCACCGCGCCATCAACAATTGCGGTGACGTGCCCTGGGGTAGGTGGGATTGGACGTCGAATCGTCAGCTCAATGGTCGTGGGGGTCGGGCGTTTAACGTCAAGGTCAAACTGCCGGGCCGCGATCCATAGATCATGAGTGTTTAGTTCAGTGAAGTTGTCAGCCATATCAGTGCTCGTAGGTCAAGTGACCTATTTACAACCGAGAAGACTACATACGCTATCTGTCAGCTAATGCCTGTTAATGCGCACCACTCTCCACCTGTTTATGCCCGGTCAAACGATTGACGCCGCGATCAAATTTCATGGGCGCCCTGATTTATCGCCCGCTGAGATGACGGAGCTGCGACTCGCTTTTAATGAACTAAATGGAACCTCGATCGTCCGACCGGGGATGGCCCTCAAGATCCCGATGCTCGATCAGTTATCTTTTCCTGGTGAGGAACATGTATAGGTAGTACCCCAGGCCAAAGAGGAGCATGACCGGTAGCACCGGGAAATACAGAAATAGCTTGGGATCAGTGCGTCCCATAGGGTCAGTCATTCCTGATAGGACAATCATTGCGAATGCCAGCAGAACCCAAATAATACCAATAGTCCACCACATATCAATCCTAAAACAAAATGTGCTTCACGATCTTTGCGATATTCAGCGCATCGTCGCAGCCGTTATGATGCCGCCCTTCAAGCTTCTCACCAAGCTTGTTCAGCATCTTAGCCATCCCAAGCTCACGTGGAAGCTTGTGCTTCAAGGCAAAAAGGGTCTTGATGTTCACATGCCGCATCCGATCAAATGGATTTTCACTTCTTGGCACCCCGTACAACACGCCAAGTGACCCACCACCCTGACATCCAAGCTTGATCCTATCGTACTCGCCACATGAGAACCAGAGGTGATTCTTCGTGAGCCCATAGTCTTTCTCAATCTGCTGCAGCGTGGGAATGATCAACCCACCATTATCCACGGCCTCTTGGGTCCAGCCCGTGAGCTGCGTGCAGAACGCTGACACCTTTGTGAATCGAGGTTGAATGACGTATGATGATCCATTGTCAATCTTGCCGGTCTTGACATTGAGTTCACAGATTCCGATCTCAATGACCTCATTCGGCTGCGTTCCCTGCTCTTCAGGGGTTTCCCAACATGTGGCCTCGACGTCGACTACAAAGACCTTGGTTAGATTAGCGCTCATAGCGACCCTCTTAGGTACTCAGCATACGCCAGTGCAACCTTGGTGTTATACCCGGCGAACGGTGAAATTGTTTGATCACAGAGCTGTACCCATGACTTCCAACCCATGGCCAAGCCTGACTCAACACAAAGCTCTTCCAGAAGAACCGGGTCTCCAACCCACAGGTAAGTGGTCACCCAGTATGTGACCTCACCAGGGCAAACCCCGCTGAACAGCGGCAGGTATTGGCAGGAGCCACCAAGTAAGCCGACCTCCTCTGAGGCCTCCCGCTGTGCAGCTTCAAGGCTTGATTCATGCTCATCAACCTTGCCACCTGGCAAGCCCCAACGAGTGAACTCATTCCTTCGTGATACTGAAAGCACGCGGCAGTCGGAACCAGGAACCAAAACGCACGCAGCGAGTTTCATGGGGCAACTCCAAATTCGACCAGCACATCATACTCAACTGTGAGCGAGAGCTCCTCACTCCGAACAGCGGCTTGGGCCAAGGCAAAGGAATGTTGATCCACTCCAATCGACTGCACATAATACGCTTGGCGCCGTGTGAGGGTCTTACGAATACCCCCAAGAACCTGCAGCCTGGCCTTGATGAACTCAATACGTTCAACTGAAATTGGTGACATTGAAACCTCTCTTGGTGACGCAGCTAATGGAGGCAGCGGTACCGGTTCATGATGTGAACCCAGGTTTCGAATCCATGTGAATATGGTACACAGCTGCATACCATGATTATATCACATTTATGGTCGGACTATTGCTCGACCTTTGTATGCAACCGAGAATGTAGCTGTAAAGGTATTTGGGTTCACAAACGTGATATCGCTCGGAAGAATTGACTTATGCACCCCACCACCAATGTCAACAAAGAACGCGGCTGAACAAACATAAGGCGCTGCCAACCCTAGATTGTGATTCACAGTCCAGACATATGAACCAGGTGGCGACTCTATTGGAAGGGTGTTCTGTTCAAAATAGAACGGTGGACGCCCAAAATATGTCGAGTTCACAATTGTCCAGCTGGCGAACTGCCGGATCATAAGCAGATCATTTGAGGTATCATACCAGAGCTGGCCCACGAATGGGTTTGCTGGGGCGGTGCTACCAGCGTAGTTCTGAGTGTTGTTCACCATGTTCTGGAACAGAACTTCACCCCAACCACTTGTGCGGTGCCCAGTGAATTCAACCGGGCGTGTTTGAATATTCTGTTGCTCAAGTACCACCAACGCGTTTTCACCGAATACGTTCAGCACGAACGTGGATATCGCGGTGATTCGCCCACTGGTGAGGGCGCCTGGGTGCTGAACAAGATCTGCCGGGGTTGGTGTACCCATGGCTTCATTCACCCGAATTATGGTATTTCCTGCGCCATTGACCTCGCTCGATGCAAGCCCACCAGCAGTTGCCTTCGTAAAGACCGTGTAGCGCCCGTTGAACAACAGGTTGTCAACTACTTCAAACGTCGTAGCGAGCAAAATTCCGGTGCCAATTGGCGGCGGCGGAATTGTGTCGTACGTGTAGAACGGATATCTGGTACCGGCCCCGTCAATCCACTCTTTGCCGTGAAAGCTAGGTGTCTGGTCAAAGCTGATCTCAAACACCGCTGGAATCACTGGATTCGTTGATGGTGAGATGTTTACAATGGAAAAATCGCGCATGGGTAACCCTTGATCTGAAGCCCTATTTAGCCTTGGGGTTGGATGGCGAAATTACGCCTGATGGTGCAGATATGGTTTGATCTTCAGCGATTTGACCAGCACCCTGTCGGCTACTGCCTGTTCATTCAGATCATTCATTGCGAACATCAGCCCCATTGCCGCCGCCACATCACCGAGTTCACGCTCTAGACTTTCACGATTGGTTGGCCCGTCCAGAATATCTGGATTCTGACTTGCGTATCCGTGCCGAAGGATCTTACCAATTGCTTGCTGCGCCTCACCCATCTCCTCAAGTAGGATCGCAAGCCTTTCGGCTTGCGCGGGTGTAAGTTCATTGAATGAATTTTTCATGCCGTTGCACCGACGAATAGGTTACTCAAAAATCTTTGAGAGCAAACCGACGTTGTCAGCATGCGTTGGTGAGGTCCAGCCTTCTGGCTTGATCAGATCGGGCAGCCCCAGCGGGTTTGGGCGACTCGCCTTGATCCCTGGTTCCTTCTGCATATTCTTGGAGCGAACACGTTCCCAAGCAAGATCAGCATTCACATCGAACGCGTCAAGCGTACCGATCGCCACAACACACAGATCGATCATCGCGTCGACGATGTCCTCAGCCTGTGCTGGGTCGCCAGATGTCGCGGCTTTCTTCGCTTCATCAAGTTCTTCTTGGAGAAAGTCCAGTCTGAACTTCAGGTACGTGGTGAGCTTCGCTTTGTCTAGATCACGAATGATCGGATTGACACCAAACTTTTCATGCATCTCTTGGATGTCAAGAACCCATTCAGAGTCAAAGCTCATGCCCTCCATTGCGCTTGCAATTAGCGCTTCCATATTAACCGATTGTCCCATTTTTAGTTCTCCATAGATGCCACGATATGCAGCAGGAGATGTGTAATTGTAACAAGCGGGGTTACGTATTCAACCCGAAAGAAGGTTCAGCTCATTCATCTGGGTGAGCGCCAGAGTTTCGCGAGTAGCCAGATACTTTGTTGGCCAATACCAGCTAGGTTCCTTACCATATTCCACGTGCTTAGATGGCTCCGGCCCCGGCGGGCCAATGAGCTCGGTTCCCTTGCATCGTGCAAGTACAAAATCTCGCACAAACAAATTACCATCAACTCTGTATAGCGGCCAGATGAAGAGCCCAGTGCAGCTTAATTGCTTCATCTTTTCCCTCGCAGAAATGGTGAAGGAGCTTGTGCCGGTGTTGCGCGACTTGGGGTCCATCCTGACACCATTGCCAATCAGCGGCAGGTATCCATCCCACCACTGATTTTCTAGGCTCTCATCAGTCTCAATCACTTCAGTGAACTGGCGCTGGTGCTTCCAGAGCATGCCCTCAAGTGCCTTCCCTTGTATAAAGTTTGGCTTGGGGTTTCCCTCTATACGCCGTGCGTAGGCGAATCCAAGATCCTTATCATACCGCAAAGTCTCTGGGAAAAGCAAAAACGCATCAGCCATAATACGAATGCATCTCTGTTTTGACTGTAGATCTCGTTCCGCATCTGGTGCAAACATTCCAGCGACTGGTAGTAGCACGATCATAATATGAACCACCATCATATGACGATTCCGCTTTCAAGATCGTGTGCGGGCACTTCTCTTTAAGCTCAGCCACGTACTTCTCAAGGCGTGCCCGAACGGCCCGCTCACGGAGTGACAACAGCGTCAGCTGCGCTCGCTCCTTTATGATTAGCTCATCGAGTTCATCAAGACGGAACTCGTCTGAACCGGGGATCATACAATCAGAGCTCATGAATCACCTCGCAATAGGGTCAACAACGTGTGCGGATCGATGATCGAGATATGGCGAGTATCGAAGTCACCAGCTCGCGCATAATAATCGGTGCTTGGCACGTTGATCTCTAGCTCAATTGTTGCCGCCTCAATCGCATCAGCAAGCTCTTGGAACGTGATTGTGCGGGCGGCGCTCATTGATCCTCCGATCGCACAATGCCTAGCTTACCATCTTCAATCTGTAGCGTGAAGAATTCACCATTCACCCCCGCCAGTTCAAGCCGATCGATACCGCCCCGATGTGAAATGATGTTACACATCCGCAGCGGGTTTGGTCTAACCGTTGGGACTGAACCTTCATCCACCGGATCCTCAAGGACCTTAGATAGACACGCCTGCACGATAGGTTCCCACTGCGGTCTGAATTCTTCAAGGGCCCCAGGATGATGGGTCATGGACGCCATGACCCCCAACGCTTCCCAATATGCGAGCGCTAGATTGCTGGAGCTGTGAAATGCGTCTTCAATCGCTTGCTTGTGATTAGGTTTCATTATGCACCTATCTTGGCCCTTAAAGGGTCATTGAAGAACCAACAGTTGCGTACGCCATCTTGGACGCACGGAAGTGATGCTGCCATGACCATTCATTCTTGATGTACGCTTTGAACGACTCGGCGTCCAAGTTGATTGTCTGATCCACCGACATCTCGAGCATCTCGATCACGTCCTTGAAGTCATCTTCATGGTTCTGTGGGAACTGAATGTTGAAGCGGAAGTCCTTCAGTTCAGTTGGATTCTGCGTGCTGTTCACCTTCTTCACGGCGAGCTTCAGATCGGCAAGCAAGCGGTCTTGGTATTCGTCCAAGGCCTCCTGGTATTCGACACGATGAAGATCGAGGTTGATCTTCAGCTTGGCGAGCAGTTCATTGCGATCGACGTTCACTGAACGTTGGCGGATATTCATCATGGTTGAGCTCCTAGATATTTGGAATTTATCTGCCGATTGTATACAGGTGGTGATTACAGGCATCCTGAATCAAGGTTGTAGTGCTAACCAGCCGAGGGACCCTAGGGTCCCTCGGCACCAACCTACACCACGGTCAGGCGTGCAGCTCTTCGTTGAACACCGTAACCTGGTTGCGCCCGTTGCGCTTGGATTGGTACAACGCCTTGTCCGCCTTGCTGACGATCTGCTCCCACAGCAGCCCATGATCAGGATAAACTGACACACCAACCGACAACCTAATGTCAACATTCTTTCCTTCATGTTGGATGCTCAGCGCAGCACAGCTCTGTTGAATTTCTTCTGCTCTCCGTTGCGCCTGTTCTAAGCTTGTTCCTGGGAAGACCAGCAGGAATTCTTCACCGCCGTACCGACACGCAATGTCAGAACCACGGGCATGGGTTTTCAGGAGACTGGCGACCTGCACCAGGACTTCGTCGCCAGTCTGGTGCCCAAAGGTGTCATTTACGTCTTTGAAGTGATCAATGTCAACCATGACAAAGGCAAGGGCGGTGTTCGCGCGGTGGGCCTGTACCATTTCACGGGTCAGCACCTCGCTCAGATGGCGGCGGTTATAAAGCCCGGTCAGCGGATCATGAATTACCTGTTCATGTAGTTCAACCTGTAGGCGCTGTGCAAGCGCCAGCGTATTTTTTGTACCTTGGTTGATGTAATAGGTGAGGCCACTGGTGAAGCTGAATAGGGCGGTGAAGGTGACCCACTGTGTCAGACAAACGTCATAAGAGGGCGGCCTTAACCAGCCAGCATTCTCGGCCATGATCAAGCCCATCACCACCAGCGAGGCGGCAACGGTGCCGAACACATTGCCGCGCCGTCCAAAGATCAAGCCAGTCATGAGCACCCAAAACAGCAAGATTGAAGCCGTCGGTGTACGAATGGTTCCTATGTTGGCAATAGCCGTGGTGATGAAGATAAGACCGAAGATCACCATTCCAAGCCGCACCAGCAGCACCCTACCATGGTGCAGCCATCGCCGAAACTGCAGGATTCCGGCGCATGCAGCCAGGTCGATGATCAAGGTGCTCAAGGGGTTTTTCCCGCCGAGTGCCGCGCCTGTCATGACAACCAATGTAAATGCCAGGCAGGTGATGCAGACCATGTTCATCAAACTCGCCTGACGGGTTTTCTCCTCCGCGCCATCAAAAATAGGTGGTGCCAGCCAGCGCTTGATTGAAGTTAGCATTAGAGTCCTCTCATTATAAGTAGGGCCATCATAACGCGTCACGTAAAACCAAGTTGTAACGATGTAACGGCACTAACCTGAAAATCTGTCCCAGTCTATTCTGCAGGCACCCACTGGGTAGATGAGTAAATCCTTCGAGTGCAATCCCGAAGCTGCGTTATTCAGATATTTATAGCTCACGAAAAAGGATATCGCTCTCACGGTCATCGTCGTAGGATTTGTCCACGCGCTTCACAACCGCGATCGTGTCACCAACACCGTTTCGAACGGCTTCTTGAATGACATTCAAATGCTTGATGTAGAACAGTTCGCCGACGGCGGGAACCCATTTAGCGTTACTCATGATGACTCCTTTAATCTTCCATTTGGATTGGGTCGCCGCTCATGTTCGCGTAGTTCATCGCAGAACCAACGTTCATCGTAGCGCGAAAGAGGTTGTTCGTGCCGGACTGGCAAGAGAAGTTTCCGTTCGGGTGATTCACATTCACGAAGTAGCAGATCTGACCTTCATGCCGCCAGAACTTGCTGACGAAGATTGAAATGGTGCACCCATTCTGCATGAACTTGATCACCGCGCCAGCGTCTTCACGATCAACATCACGCTCGTCACGTTCAACCGTGACCTCGGGGAAGTAACCCTCATCCTCATCTTTGAGGGCATCGGTGATGGAACCAGCTAAGACCTGGGCGGCTAGGAGGAAGTCAGAGTGTTTAAGCATGGATGAATTATAGCACACCCCCAACGGTGTGTACACCCAATCTGTAACGGTGTAACGATCAGTCACGCATTCTGGTGAAGACCAGTTTGGAGGCATCATCCCCATCTGGGACCAGTGACGGCGCGTGTTTTCCGCCTTCACTATCTACCAGGTAGAACATACCTTCTCGTGTGAACAGGAAGATATTTTCAATACGTAAACCTGGAACATCGGTCAACGGGAGTTCTACCACAGGCTCTGTTGGTAGAGCATCTGGGAGCTTGAACGTCCCGCGTGTGAAAAAAGCAAGGCACTTTGATTTGAAGTTTTTCATAATTTTCCTAAAGTGTCATCAGAACATAGCCAGCGTTCAGCAACCGGGCCTCGTGCATATTGTTGTACAGGAATGCCCACGCCACTTGAAAAACAAATCCCCAAAGAAATGCAAATGTAGGCGCAGCCACAGCAATAATCATTGCTCCAAGTATGGCAATGCCCCAACATAAAAAGAAGTTTGCAAAATCACCTCGAAATAATGCAGGAAATGCACCAAAGAATAGTGAGGTCCATGAGAACCCAGCGTGAACAGCTTTCACCTTTCCAGTATATGGGTGTTTCATGTACTTCATTTTCGTCCCTTTGAGATGTTGTCAAATGCCGGCAAAATTTGTAGATTCTCGCGTGCGGCAAGAACCTCAGGCGGCAGACCGGAAACAAACCCCTGAATGATAGGTATTCTATGATCAAGATGAAATGTACGCATGCCTCGTTTTAGGTTCAAGGGATTGATGTCTGCTTTGTACTTCTTGTACGTTGCTTCGGTGAGCTTACGCACGGTTTGCCGGTAGTCAACCCACTTCTGAATGTCAAAGTCACGACCGTACTTTTCGACAAAGGCGGCCATGGCTTTTGATATGCGTTCTTTACCACCACAGGTTTTGCAAGGTACGGAGTCTGGGCGGAGGCTCAACTGTTTTAGGATGTTGCCAAATCGCCATGTCTGTCGCGTCCCACAGGTATGGGTGAAGATCCAGGAACGATGAAGTGTTTGTTGAAGCACTGGACCTTCAATGTCGGTGTATCCGATGCTTTCGAGTTTCTCACGTTCTGATACCGCAGCGGCAGTACGCTGTTGGATCCACTTGCAATCCGAACAGCGATCAACCTGTGAGAAGGTCGACTCAACTTTACCACAACAGACACAGGTACGCTCTCGCTTTTGCATACACTAATTTTATCTTCCGGGCAAAGAAAAAGGGTCCTGTTTCCAGGACCCTCTTGAGAGCTTTTTGTCAAGCGGCCGAAGCCGCGTTGATTAGCTGAACGAAACGTTCGTAACCCGAATTCTCGCGTAGTAATCTGCGCTGTTCCCGAGTGACGAGTTGGCG